CTCATTTTGTTGAAGCTGTGCTTGATACTGCATACGGGCTTGCTGACGCTGGCCTATAGCCGACGCACCTGCTGATAACGCTCCTATCCCTGCGGATACTGCTGCTAATGGTACACACATATATACTTACTTCCTTTCTAATATAAATGACATATAGCCGTCCAAGTGACAATCGTTAAACTCAGCACCTAACCACTTCAACCACCTATAACTCAACGTGTTACTCTTCATAACAAAGTTAGTGAGGTAATCAAAGCCGTCTAACAATCCTTCCATACGTTCCTTAGAGTGTTTCAAGAAGAACTTCTTAATCGTCGGTAATCTTCTAGTGCCTAATAACCAAGCACTTCCGATATTAGTGCCTTCAATAGGAGCTACACCAAAGGAACAGTACAAGTTATTCATCTCATCCTTTACNCTGTAGCACTTAGTAGAACAACTATACGATGTATATACAGCATCTCTAGGGTGGTGCATAAGTCCNAGTATCTCTAACATATCGTCCTCCCGTAAGTCTTCNTACAGATCAACAGCATCNATATCAAGTTGTGCTTCATCTATTCTAAGCTCCATATCTTCTACTTCTCGGTATGAACATCGATTCAAACTCTGCACCTAATAACTTAACTGGCAATGCACTATCGCTTTTAACTTCGATAGTAGCTTCATTAGGTTGTGCTTGTACAGGGAATCTAAAGTGTCCGTTCTGTGGTGTGAATTGATTAAGTGTTAAGTTAGCTCCTACAATGTCAGGATTAAAAGCGTAGCTATATGTATCCCTGTACTTCGGAGTTACTTCAACAGTAAAGTGTCCGGTGTCTGCATAGTCTATACTACCGTTACGTATCGTTTGATAAGCATAGTCAGATGCACTGCGACCACCTCGTTCTGTTGGTTGCTTTAACGTTTGATTGGAGAACCTGTACAACATATTGTACGGCTTACCAATAAAGAAATACTTATCGTTGTTGTAGAACCGACTTAATGTCCAAGGATTAGCTGTAGTAAAGTCCGTACTTGTGTCCCAGTAGACCGCCCAATCAGAACCTACGCCAGGCTCAGTAGAGCTAGACGATGTATGGTTTGCTTTACACTTGTACACTACACTATTGTGAGCCACATAACTAGCTATAGACCCGCTAACATCTACTGTACTAGAGTCTACAACTGTAATGGTTAGCTCGTTGCCTTGCTTAGTATACACCTCAACGCCTGTTGTATCGTAAGGAATACCACTTACACGAGTAACTTTAGTAGCTGGGTTGTATAACGAAACTACTATATCATCAGCAGCTCCATCTACCTTACTATCAAGATACAAAGTATAATCTAAGTCGGTGTCTGTTATACCGTCTTCAAGTGTAAGTTTCTCTAGATGTAAACCGTCAGTGTCTGCTGTTATTAAATGCAACTCACTGTCGATAAAGTCAAAGCCCCTAACGTCACGCTCAAAAGTAAACTTCATCCAAGCACTTTGTACCTTCTCTTTATTACTCCAGAAGTATTTATATATGAATAAAGTCTTAGGGTCTTCAGATGTACCTATAACAATAGTATTCTCAGACTGTGAACCTACGATCCTATTTACATCTGATGTAATATACTTAGGTACTTGTTGAGTTATCTCTTCAGCGTTAAACGTCTCAGTATTGTTATCAACAAAGTATTCATATACTCCTTCAAAGTCTTTTCGTTTAAAGGGAAAGTATATATAGTTACCTAGTGCTACTGGTTGTATACCGTCTGATAGATCGTACTCAGTAACAGGAGATATAGCTACAGTCTTAGGTGATAACACATCTGCTCCACGAAGTACGAACTGTGAGCCTTGACTGAATAACATCAGCTTCTCTTGGAATGGTACAGCGTGTTCAAGGATCGCTACCTTTGTGTGGCTTAGTCCGACATCTATCGGTGCACTGTCTAATAGCTGCTGTGTAGTAGTACGGAAGAAGTTAAAGTATTCATCTGCTTCAGAGAAGATAATATTACTATCTGTAAGTATACCTAAACGGTTCTTAAAGAAGAATAGGTCTCGTATACGTTTACCTACGAATGATGGGAATGGATTTGTGTTATCGTCACCTGCTGATCTAGCCACCCAACCTATATCTTTATTAGGTTGCTTTGCTCCGTAGTAAAAAATACCCAAACCCCAATCTAAGTACCCTTGCGTGATAGCATTTGACTCACTCCAGTATTCTTCCCAGTCTGCACCCACACCCGGCTCTGTTGCACTGCTACCTCTATGGTCTTTAATTAATAAATAATAATTACTATTGTGCTTAACTGTTAAAGCTTCGTTCGGGGTTTGTAATCTAAATGTAACTATATCTGAGTTATTAAAATATGGAACAATAGTAACAGGCATAGAGTTCAGATTTAAATCTACATCTATACCTTCTAATATTGTTTTATCTTGGTAGAACCCTACAGTCTCTATCCAACTACCCTCCCCAAAGTCTTCTTTCTCTTTAGTAGAAAATTGAACATAGTAATCGTCTTGGTCTATATCTACGTCCCCAATTACTTTAACAGGACCAAACCCGTCGTAACACTTAACAGGCAAATCAGTAATACTATTTACTTCTCGGTATACAATCCCTAATGCTTGATCACCTAACCCGTCTTCTACTCTTACCTTAATAGGACCATCCGATCCTGATACTTTTACAATCGATCCTTTATGCTCTATATCTAAAGCTAATCCTGATCCAAAGTTGTATGTTATTGTAGTGCCTGATTCGTCGTATAAATCTTCCTCAAAATACACATCTCGACTAGTGGAGCGAGCCTGACCGGGTCTGTTAGCGTATGACCAGTTGCTATTAAATATTGATTTTTTATATACGGTAAACGTTTGGGTGATAGTACCTAAAGAAGCTTGATTAAAGTCTCCACCTTTTCGTATTACTTTAGCTCCTGTTATTACACCTCTTGTTACAATCAACTCAAACAACGCACTTCTAGCACCCGGTTGTTGAACCAGCATTTCAAGCTTTAACTCAACCGACCAGTTAGGTCTAAGGTTGGGATTAAGCCCTGTACTGTAACCAGAAAACCAACCAGTGCCTCCGTTATTAATGTTAAGACCTGTGATGTTATCAGATGATCCGGTAGCCGCAGTTAAACAAGTTGCTAAATCTTCAGCTATAATAGAAGTAGAAGCGTGTTCTCCATCTGACGATGTACCGCTCTCATATGTGCGATTCCCCGGTGGTGTTTGATTACTCTGTAAACCAGTCGCATTCGGTATAAGTTTGTCGTCTATATAAATACTGTAATCTTTTTCGTAGTCTCCAATTTTAACTACGATTAAATGTTCATCACCCGGTATAGCACTTTTCTCATCAAGATATGATTTCTCTACCGTCCTGTTCTTATTAACAAGGAACGTATAGTCAGCTACCGTCAACGCTCGTAAGTCGGCTAACGGATTAGCTACACCACCTAACGATGCTTGTCCTCCTAAGCTCAGATAACTATTAGCTATAGAAGTTACAGCTATAGATACTTGTGTGCCGTCTGCTGTATTAATAACACCTATACCACCTAACGATACAGCTACACAGTATTGATTCTGTTCNGATCGTTTAACGAAGTGTGTGAATAACTTATCAGCATTCGTACTGCTATCGCTTATCTTCTTTGTATATTCAGTAGGAGGTCGTTTAACCAAACCTTCTACAACCGTAGCCCAAGCGTTAATCTGTTCGTCGCACTGACCGGGAAACCGTAAGTTGTCAGGCTGTTGTGATACGCCCTGTGCGAGATTCGGAACACTGTTTACTAACAGAGGCATATATCTACTATCTATCTAAAACTCTAAGTACGCTGTAGTGGTCAAATATTGTACGATCAGCATTCTCTGAGTCGCTGTCTATCGCACGTGCTTTAGCTTCTATCTCATCTCTCAAAGCAAAGCCTTCTATCTCTCTACTGCCTAAGAATCTATTAGCAAAGATACGAGCTGCTTTAACTGTTATGTAATGACGGAACTGCTCAGGCATATCTGTAAAGTCCAACTCAAAAGTAATAGAGGCTTTCACCTCTTTCGTCCATACATCCGTGTGTTTCTTTCTGTCGTATAACAAAAGACCACGTTGTACTGGATCGCTGTCTGTATAAATTTCTGGGTCTAAGTCTACTCTTAGCGTATTGCTTGGTAAGTTAATCTTAGACGTTAAAGCATCAGGAGTAAGTGGATACTCGTGCTCTGTATTAAAATGCCAACCCTCTGACTGTATAGCTTTACTAGTCTCGTCGAGTACGGCTTCGGCTTGGACGACTGATACGGGTACTGCTGT